GCAGTTACTTGGCCACAGCAACATTAAAACCACCATGGTTTACCTGCATATAAGCCAACGGCAGATGATGCAAGCAATTAGCCCGTTGGCTGCATAAGCTCAACAGCTTTAAAACAAAAGCCCCATCCGCCTTAGGCGGATGGGGCTTTTTGCTATTGGTAGAAGTGGAATACCAGCTGTTGATCTTGCAGCGTTTCTTTGTAGCCTGCTTGGCGCAGCTCTTGCACTAGTTGGTAATGATCATACTGCTCCAGTTCTATACCGCAGCTTTGCAGGTAGTTTATTATCTGCTGTAAGCTGTAGTGGTGCAGTTGCTGTTGGGCTGTTCTGTTGGCGGCAAATTGCCGCTTTAGCTCGGCCATGGCCTGCTCTAGTGGTGTGGCGCTGCTCATACTTGGCGTAGTTCAAAGCAGGTTTCAAAGAAGTGCATTACGGCTTTGCGCTGTTCTGCTTCTTGTACTTTGCCAAGCATGGCGGCATTGTAAAGCCCAAGCGCAAGAGTGTGCAGACCTACATACTCTACAGCTTGTAGCACTTCTTGCATCTGTGCTACGGTAAGCGGGTGTTTGGCCGTTACCGTATCTATGGTAAGGGTAACTTTGCGCTGCTCTGCCCCGAGCGCATTAGGGGTTTCTTCTGTGGCATTGCTGCCTTTCTCGTGTACTCGCATATCACTTAGTGATTAGGTAAATAAAATAGCCCAGCAGCTGCGAATACACGAGGTTTGCACCAAGATATGGGAGTCTTTCTCTACCCTCTGCTGGACCGTTTCTATCTGTTTTTGGGTGCATAGAATCACCTCATGTACTCGCGATGATAAAGTTGCGACATGGTTGGTTCAATTGGTTGAGCAATTATTAACCAATACCATGCCGTAATTGATATGTTTTGTATCGGGTGGTTGTCAGGTGGAGGCAAGCGGGTTAGGTGTGTGGTAGTTTTACGATTAAAACCCGTGATAAAATGAGTAAAGAAGAAACCGATTACCTAAACAACTACCATGTAAGCAAGGGCGAAACAGCCCTGAAATTGCTTGACCTACTGATCTCTAACCAAGAGATGTTACAAGCAGTAATGATGCAGCAACTACATACACAGCAGATGCTGTTAGAATTAAAAGGAGAACCCATGCAGGGGTACGAACCCATCGAAGCAAGAATGAATGAGATTTTGGCGAAGGTGAATTCCAGTGCTCACCGCAAATACTACGCGCTAATTTCGGATCTAATTCAATAGTCATTTTTGCCATAACCTAAAGTTGGGGTATGGCAGTTGATGTAAAAAGGAAAAGCCGTAATTGATATGTTTTGTGTCGGGCCTGTATCAGCTACTTGCCCAGCCTTACCTTTTGAAGTTGTATTCCTGCTTCTGAAATGGGGATGAAAGCCGTCATGCCTACCACAGAACCGACCACAGATAGGCCTGCACCAACATAGGTAACGGTGCGGCCAACGCTGGCAGAGGTAGCGCTGGAACCTGCGTTGTTGATGAGTATTGCGCCTATTACGGAACCAGCCACACCGATAATGGTAATGGTAGCCCCTGCGTAAAACAGGTTGGCGCTGCGTTGTAGTTTAAGACCTGCCAGATTGATGCTCTCCTGTGCAGGATTGACCACTGTACTTATCTGATTATTGACTACAGATGACTTACCTCCTGACATAACTACCTTGCCTTGGTAACTGTAGCTCCTAACCATATCTGGAGCCACCACGGTTGTTGATGAACGACCTTCTGCTTGAAATCTTATTTGCAGGGCATCTACACTGATCACTTTTCCGTAGATGGTGTCTCCATCTACCAGCTCTATAAAATGAGGGATTTCTTGAGCAGTTGCGTTGTAACTTAAGACAGCAAACAGCAGTAGAGTTAAATAGCGCATGGTGTTGTTTTCGTTTGCGCTAATATAACAAGGGTCATGCCTTCTTTACAAAAGTGACCTTCACGGGTTTTGTCAGCGGTAACTCGTATTCCAACTCTCGGATAAACCCTTCGGCTCCGTGTACATATATCGGTCGCTTCAGGTCGATGTTCACAATATCCAACAGCGTTAGATTGGCCATAAAGGTTACTTCCTGCCCGTTGCTCACATAATCGAACCAAGGTTTATGGAAAGTGTTGTATAGGCCATTGTCCGTTCCCCACGTTAACCGATAATTTCCAACCTGCGTTCCTTGCGTATTGAATATCTCTGGAGAACTGAAATCGCTACCTCTATCTGTATTAGGGTTACCCACATAATGAGGATTACCAAGACTGTCCACACCTTGTCCGCGATTAATGCTGAGCATGGGCGGAAGATCGTTGAAGTTCTTTTTAGCCCAGCCATCTGCTACGCTTAACCCGATTCCATAATCTCGCACGGCAATCAGGGCGCGCCTGTTATGATTCTCTAATTCATCTCCAATGCGGTCTGCCATTGGCACGGCAATTTTAGAAGATACCTTTCTTTTGCCATCTCCAGCAACATATTGGTAGTTGTTGTAAGTGTATTTCTGCCACTCGTTACCATCACTTAGGTAATACCAGTTTTCGTCTTGCGCCAATGCCAATTTGCTGGTGTTGGTAGATGCTGCTGGAAATCCGAATTTGGTGGCGTAGCTGCCAATTATTTCTTCATTATTGAGTTTAGAAACGTTTCCTAAATACGCGTAATACCACCAATGCACGTTCTCTAACGGAAACCATTGTGGTTTTTGCCACGCAAAAGCGCAATGCTCTGTTTCTATTCGAGTGATCTGATTTTCTGAGCCGAGCGCATTCAGGTTGGTATCGTTGTCTTGCCAGCCCCTGTCTTCGAAAGAGCTTAGGTCTACGCGCTCTACCGATTCGTAATAGTCATCGCTCCATTGAAACGTGATGCCTGAAAGAACGTTCTTTCCCCAGTCTCGCTCAAAACTTTCGCGAGTAACCTTGCTACTCCAGTCTACTGGCGTATTGTTCAAAAGGTCTTTGAGTAGCTCGAAAGAAACGTCTTTACTGGCATCATCAAAGAACAAAGCCGCATTGAACATCAATCCCAGACTTTCCATCATATCGGTAATGGTAAGTTCTGGCAATCGGTCTGCCGGAAGTACAGTTGGTTCCTGAAAGTCTGAATTGTAGTTGACGAAGTGCAGCTGCTGCAGCTCTGCATCTGCCATAAAGCTGCCATCCATATTGTCACCTTTCCACCCGCAGAAGTTGAGCGTTTCTTTTAGCACAAAATGTAGGTAAGGAAACCTTTCGTTAAGCTCGTAATTGAGTAATCCTCTTCTTACGGTCTGCGGAAACTCGTAACCAAAAGCAGCGAAGTAAACTCCTGCGTAATTACTTGCAGGGTACGCATCTGCACTGACCAGACCATCGAACGCATTTGCAGGATCTGAAAAAGCAGGTATATCTCTGATGTTGACATCAGTAGCAAAAACATCGAAAGCTCCGTGGCTTATCTGTGTGTTAATGGAGTAGCCAGATGCACCTGCCTTTCTTACTTCCAGAACCGCGCGGTGCATAAAATGCCTGCCGCTATACACTTCGCAGTCTACTCTGGCCATGGTGCTGTTTGCTGTGCCTATTTCAAAGAGCCAGTTGAGCGCCAAGTTGTTGGTGCTGCTTACCGGTATCCGTAAGCTCAGCGAGAAGCTTCTTCGCTTCTTCTGCTCATAGAAGATGTTGTTCACCAACTTTATCTTCAGCTTAGCGTCAGAAGGAATGTCCAACCAACGCTCTCCAACCTTTATGTTGAGTTTTGATGCCATTTACACGATTCTTTCTCCGGGTTTACGGTTATTGCTGCCTGATAGGATATTTCTACCTGCTATTTCTTCGAAACGGGTGAGTCCATCAACCATTTTATCTTCTGGGAATACTCCTTGCACACCTTCTCTGTAAATTTTCTCCATAATGGCGGTGTTGGCTTTGAGTGCTTCCATTACCATGGTTGTTTCTGTAGAACCTGATGAAGATGGAGTAGAAGATGAGCTCGTTTGAGTGGATGCAGTAACCTGCTGCGGTGTGGCGGATGAGTTTGATGATGAACTTCGCAAAGACTGTCCGCGCTGTACAGCTGCTTCCAGTTCTGCCATAGTATTTGTGTAATCTGGATTGGTAAATAACCAGTTTGGAATTACGAATTCTGTTCCTTTTTCTCCAACTATGCCATAGCTTGCTGTGGTATATCTGCCGCCATCTGCAAGGCTACCGACCTGATTTGCGTAATAGGTGTTTCCGTCTGATGCTTCTACCTTGGTTCTACCACCCAACGCGTATGGGTTTGCCTGTTGGCTTATCATGGCTATTTCAGCGGCACCTAATGCTCCTGTAAGGGCTGCCATTATGAAACTGGCAGGAGGCGGCATTGACCCCAGTGCTTGCGTTACACCAAGAGCTGTATTAATAATAGCCTGTGTAAGTCTGCTTGCTTTCTCGTTAGCAAACTGCTTTCGTTTCATTTGACGCTCACGCTTCTCGCGTTCTTCGTCCAGTTTTGCTACCCGCTTGTTGTACTTCGATTGGCTAATGACCTTATTGTTCAGTTGCTCGTCAAGCATGGCCCTCTCCTTGTCTTGCTGAGCTATGAAGCGATCATGCTCTACTTGCATATTCTGGCTAGCAAAATCAAAGACGGAATTCATGATGTTCATCATCATGTTACCGTATGTACTGATGTAGTCGCTTGCCATTTGAACGCGTTCTTGGAGATTCATCTGTTCCCATTCTCCCTGCTCCACACCTTTTTGACGCTGCTCTTCTCGATACTCTTCCCACATCTGCTTCAGTCTCTCTCGGTAATCCTTTTCTATTAGTTCTTGCTGCTCTGTGGTGAGGGTTGTGTTTCGCAATTCCATTTCCATGCGCTTCTCCATCAATTCAGATATGGCGCGCATTTGCTCTGCAGAACCTTCTGGCGCTGTGTCAACGCGCAGTTCAAGAGTTAACAGTTCTGCATTATTGGCTTCTTCTACAAGTCGCTGTTGTTCTGCAATTCTGGCTTTCTCTGCGTCTGCAGCTATAACGCCTTTCTTGTGTTGATGATTGAGGTAAAGCTGTCTTAATAGCTCGTTCTTAACTTCCTCATTGGCTGCGGTTTTGTTGATATCGTCAACCTGCCTGGCGTATTCAAGGTTGGCGGCTGTTATCTCCCTCTGCTCTACATTATCAATGGCCTCCAGCTTGGCATCTTGGAGTTGTTGGGTAAGTGCCAGTGTGTTCTTGGCGAATTCTGCTATGCGCTTTTTCTCTTCTTCTGAGAGTTCTTCTGCCTTCTGGTTGCGTTGAGCTATCAGCCTGTCCATGTCAGACATAATGGCATCGAATTCTGCGTTGAGACCAAGCGGATCATTATTCTCTTCGTTATCTGTAACCTCTCCTTGTATCTTATTGACCTCTTCAAGCACTTCCAGGTACTTGCGCTCATTGGCTTCGAGTTTTGCGGTTATCTCGTTGAGGTTTTCGCGGGCTGCTTTAACATCTTCGTAGCCACGTGCTCCGTGCTTGCTTGCCAGCGCGCTCTTGGATTCGAGAATACTCAATGCATCTTCTTGCTTTTTGGTGAGCTCAAGCCCTTCTTTCTCAATGCGCTGCAGTTCTTCTTGCCGCAGGGCGAGTTTTATTCTGCTTCGGTAATCATTGTTTACCTGCCTCATGGCCTTGCTTATGTCTTCGAGCGAGGCTTTTTCTGCGGTAAGGTGTCCGAAGTACTTGGGGTATTTATCTATGAGCTGCTGCACCATTTTGTTGCGTAGCTCTTGATTGTCTCCGGCCAGTTTTACCCTTACTGCAAGGGATTGCATATCTCTTGTCTCGTTCTGAAGCTTTTGCGAGACGGGTGTTTTGATGTACTCTGCTAAGCCATTTACAAGGCTCTCAATGCCAGATACCAGTCCGCTGCTCATGAACATGCGGCCAAGTTCTTTCTGGATGCGGTTGAGGTTTGCCGCAAAGTTGTTGTTCTTAACGTTGAACTCATCGATGATGGATGTGCCTTTCTCGAAGCTGTCGTTAGCAATGTCTTGCTGCTTACGCAGCATTTCGGTATTGTTGGCCAGCGTGAGGAAGACTTGACTGCCACGGGCTCCATCTATTCCGAGCTGTTCCAATGCTTCCAGGAACTGCTGCTGCTCAGGGTGTGTTTCGCGCAGCTTTTCTAAGAAGGCCACAAAGCCTGCATTGGTGCCTTCTTCTCCAATGAGTTTAGATAGTTCGCCCTCGGCAAAGCCTGCCACACGGCCCATTTCTTCGGAGTTCTTAATGAAGTCTATGAAGAAGGTGTTGAGTGCCGTTGTACTCATTTCTGCTTTGAGTCCGAGGGCATCGAGCGTAGCTCCATAACCGATAATGTCTGGTGCCGATAGTTTGGCGGTGGTGGCAATACCGCCCAAGCGGCTAAGGAATTCTACCAGTGCCGGTTCTGATGCTTCTGAACTTGCGCCCACCTGGTTGATGGCGCTACCTATTTTAAGCATATCGGTCTTGAAGATGTTGGCCAGTTTACCGATCGTGACCAGTGCGCCTTGTCCGAGGTCTTCGCCAAGGGCCACGTTTATCTTGTCGGCCTGCTCAACGAACTTGGCCACCTCTGCAACGGTGTCTTTGCCAAGCTTACCTGCATCTCGCGCCAACTGAAGGAGTTCCTTGCGGCTGCTGCGTGTGTCAAGATCTTTGAAGCTCTTATCGAGCTCCTTGACCTGATCATTGGTGAGCCCGGTTGTTTTCTGCACATCCGCATAGCTGTCTGATAGTTCTGCATTTCTGCGGATGAGGTTTCCTATCTGGTCGGTAAGTACCTGAAAGCCCATCATGGCGGCCAATCCGCCACCGAGTTTCATAATGGTTCCGCGCAGTTTTTCAAAACCACCTCGGCTTGCTCTGGTGAGTTGGTATTGCTTGGATAACTCACCGTTTACCTTTTTCATTTCGGCAGCTATCTTGCTCCGCTTGCTTTCGTCTGCCGTTTTTCTGAACTCAGAACGCAGCTTGCGCATGTGCACCTGCATGTCTTGTATGGTATTCAGCGCCTGCCCTCCCTGTAGGGTAATGATGACGTCTCTTTTCTCTGTCTGTGCCATAATGTGAGCAATTTCTTACCACATAATTGGTTAATATTGTATCAGTTATAAAGGAATGACACCCTCAGAGCCAAGCGATTACGTACCTGTTAAGATTCCTTGCACAGAAGATGTGAGGGCTTTTGTGGCTTTCAACCTGCCGATGCACGAGGATATGTACCTGCCAGACCGCTCTACGGCTGTTGGGTTTGAGGTGCTGCGCGTATTGCGCCAAAAGAGCAAGTGTGTAAGCAAGAACCGCATCAAAAAGGAGTACGATACGCACTTTCTGATAGGTGTGCGCGAGAATCAGCTATTGAAATTCGGCACGTGGATAACGGACAGTAGCTTGCGCGAGATGAATTTGCAGCTAGAGAGTATGCTGCGCGAACGGTTACATCATTTTCTGTTGCTTAACATGAAAGCTGATGATGATTACCGGGTAAAAGATGGTATCAACTTTTGGATGACGGCCATTGGCATTGATGACAGCATGAAAAAGGTGGATGCCTACTACCGTACTTTCCGAAATTGGCGGTTGCGCAACCATCCAGACATGATGAAAAAGCACGGACGCCCGAGCCGACCTACCAAATGGCATCACGAAAAAATGTTTCTGGAAAACTTCCCTTTAAACCAACATAGTGCATAGATGTCTCTGAATCAACGAAATCTGACCAGTATTGTATCGGTAAAGCTATTGCCGAAGGATGATATTACGTCTATGCCTGACCTCAATTTGGCTCAGAATAAAACCGTAGGGGCTGTTATTCATATCGGTTACTGGAGAACTATCGATTTTACCGTCCATAGTGCCGTTTACAAAGAGAAGTTCAACAAAGGGCGCGGTTTTGGTACGTGGCAAATAGAGCTTACCGGTAAGCATGTGGAGAAGCAACGGTTTCTTTTTGACGAGCTTAACAAGCGCTACATTATGGACATAGAGGATGCGAACGGTACGCGCTTGCTTGTTGGCACAGACCAAGAACCGCTTGTACTAAGCATGGAGCAGGATAGCGGTCAACCGAGCAGCGGTAGGTTTGCTACGCTTGCTATTGGTGGCGAACTGAGCCGCAGACCGCCCATGTACAACCCTTAGGTTTTCTTTCCCTTTAAAGGTAGCATGATGTTCTGATGTTTACTTCCGTGAAATGCGGAAACTCATTCTATATACGTTCATCATGCTGGTAGGATTGCCGAGTGCTTTAGCGCGTGGCGTATTTGCCATGGATCAGGCAGGTGCAGAGATGTACATGCCTGCTGTGCTCAATGTTCTTTCTGGAAAAGTTACCGCAGAAACGCCAGGGAATACCGAGTCTGGTATTCTTAAGCCTTACGCTTTAGACCCGAAAACGGGAGAGCGTTACGATTGTTTTCAGGTAAGAGATTGGAGTGTTGTATATGTAGGATTTGAAAATGCACCGAAAGGAAGCATTGCTGTAATACCTATTACAGACGCCATTATGAAGTATGATTACTGTGGCGCATACGGTACTATCTCTTACCTCCAATTCCTGACAGACGCAGAAAGAAACCCCAATATTATTGGAACACTTCTTTGCATGGATACTCCAGGAGGAGAGGTTTATGGCACCAAGAACTTAAGTGATGCCATTGCGAATGCCACCAAGCCAGTAGTAAGCCATATTAATGATGGTTACTGCGCCAGTGCAGGCGTTTACATTGCAGCGCCATCTAGCAAAATCTTACTTGCGCAACCTTCTGACAAGATCGGAAGTGTTGGAGCTTACACCACTTTAATAGATGTAAGAGGTGCCTACGAAAAAGAGGGCTACAAACTCATTACAGTTTATTCTCCAACATCTCCAGAAAAGAACAAAGCTTGGAGAGAAGCATTTGAAAACGACAACATCAAGCCAGTAGAGAAAGACATCCAGTTTCTGGACAACATCTTTATGAAGCAGGTAACAGCTAACCGCGCCAACCTGAACAAGGAAGTGCTTGATGGCGGCATGTTCTATGCCGAAGAAGCTATTGACAAAGGATTGGCTGATGGAATGGCATCATTCGAACAGGCCATTGACGAAGTAATTAACCTGGGCAAACGCTCAATAACTATCTGACATGAAAAAGTTTTGGATATCTGCACTCGAATTTGCTGGAATCAAGTTTGATAAAGACGCTGCTGAGGCAAGCGAGGAAGTCAATGTATCTGAAGAGAACTTGGAGAAGATCCAAGCGTCTCTTGCTGAAGCGAAAGGCTACAAAGAAAAGCACGAGACAGCTGCTGCTGATGTTACGCGCCTTGAGGCTGAATTGAAAACAGCACAGGATGCGCTTGCAGCTGCAAAAGCTCAAGCCAAAACAGACCTTGAGGCCAAAGAGGCTGAGTTGACCAAGGCCAACGCAGACCTTGAAGCAGCCAACGCACGTGTTAAGGAGCTTGAAGAAGCTGCTGGTGAGGATGGAACTCCTGCTGGTAAGAAGAAGGAGGAGCAAAAGACCAATGCTGATGCCGACATCATTAACCCTGATGCTGCTCACAACAAATTCATTCAAGAAACGCTGGCAAAAGCCGGAATCTAAACGACAATCAATCTGAACTGTAACCGCTAACAAACAAAACGATGAAATTTTTAGCCACACTCTTGCAATTTGTCCTCGGAGTATCCTTAGTTGGAACCTTCAGCGGCATTGACCCCGTTTTTGTTGGCATCGGTGCTATTGCACTGGTTGGCCTGCAAATAATCTCCCCAGCTGGTGCCAACGGCATTACGCAAGCGGACACCATGAACATTGGTGAAATGGCCGATGAGCTGAAGAAGCTCTTTAAAACACAGCCAGGACTACCCGCCAAATGGTATTTCAGTGATCAGGTTCTGATCAGACAGTTTACCAAGCGTATTGCTAAGATCAAAGGCGAATACCATGTACCTATGTGGTTATTAAGTTCTGTTGTACAAGGTTTTAAGGATGAATGGACCCCATTCGGTTCGCTACACATCAAGGCTAAAACGCTAAAGGATTATCATTTGAAGATCAACCTGCCAATTAAGCCTACCGAGATTCTTGGTAGCTACTTGGGTGACACATTGTACAATGAAAATCTTGCACTGAAAGACCGACCAGTTAGCAGATATATTGCCGACATGTTGAATGACACGGTTCCTGATGACATGAATATACTTTCCATTGATGGAGAGTATGACGAAAACTTGATGAACACTGAGTTCGGTTACTCCATGAAAGGACTTGTGCGGGTGTTGAGAGAACAAGTAGCAGCTACCATTGCTCAGACAACCGAGCACCCGATGTTCATTATTCCTGCTGAGGATGCCTTGGACAAGGCAGACCCAAGCACTTACCCGAATATTGTCACTGAGATCCGAAACTTCGAGAGAAATCTTCCAAGCAAGTTCCGGAATAAAGTAGATACCATCTTCTTAGAGCGATTCTGGTTTGATGAGTATGAGGATCAATACAAGATTGCTCATGGCGGTAACACGCTCCTTAAGAAAGATGATTACTACATGACCCCAGGAGGACGCAAATTGCAGCCAATTGATTCTGAGAAAATGGATACGTTGATTTTCGCAACCGTGAAGAACAACATCATTGACATGATCGATACCAACGACCTGCCAAGAGTTCACGACATCCAAACTCAGGACTACGTTGTGAAGATCTTCGGTGAAGGTCGTGGTGGATTTGACTTTGCCATTAACCAAGCCACGTTTGTGAGAAGTGAAGAAACAAGCTCTCTCGGGCTGTTGAATTCCACTCAAAACCAGTTGTTGTTCAAGATGCAGGACGTGAGTGCTGGGTCTGGAAGTGGCAGCTAAGAAGCATTAACCGAATTATCAACCGATAAACGATAGTCATGGACTTAGAAGACATTTCAAGAGGCGCGGAAGTAGGCCGCGAAAACGATAACCTCGGTGGCGTAATGACGACCATCTACGTTGCAGAACATCCAGACGTGGGCGATGGCAACTACTGGCCTGCTACTCCAGCAGATTTCAGCGAAGCAAATGTGCTTCCATTGGCAAGTCTCGACATTACTTCGGGTGACCTGTACAAAATTGATGACGTTGTGTTGCACAGCGGTAGCGTTGATGATGAGCAGGTAGGAGATGAAGGTGCAAGGGCATGGATGAACAAAGTAGCTTTTGACCTTCCTCAGATCAGTGCTGAACATCTTGGTTTCTTGAGTGCTACAACCAATGCTAGATTGGTATTCTTCGTTCCTTGCAATGATGGCAACATCAGAATTGTAGGAAACGACATGTTCCCAGCTACACGACAAACTGGTAACGCCAGAACGGCCAAGAAGCCAGATGATGCTCCTGGTGCAGGAAGTACACAGGAATGGGGCGCTTACGGACTTGGTCCAGCTCTTATTCTTGATGGAGCAATCAGTGACCTAGAAGCTTTGCTTACTGCTTAATTGGTAGTTTTTTCATGGGTTGAGTTAGCCCCTGCACGTGCCACGTGTGGGGGCTTTCCTTTTTAGGCAATTGCCATGTGGCAATATTAGTACCTGCAAACATTAACAGCACTTACTTAACGAACTGAATCATCATGGAAATCATTGCTAGAGTTGAAACTTATTTAAGCAAAGAGAAAAGCAACCCGAGCGAAGCTTTCGACCTGCTTACTGAATTGGTAGACGCCAAGAAGATGGGCGCACGCACAAGGGCCCTTTTGCGAAGACTAGGCAAGAACCCAAAACCGAAGTATGCACCGCATTACGAGAAGGAATTGCAACGGTTCCTGCGCATGCAGAAGGTGAGCAAGAAGACGGCAAAGCAGAAGCAAGCCGCCAAATCCAAGGCCAAACCAACCGCCAAGAAAGCCGCGGCTAAAAAAACGGAGTATGTAGCACCGCCCGTGGTGAAGACCTTTACGGATGATGAGTATGCCAAGCTGCCAGATAACGTGAAGGAGTTCAGCGCAGAGAACATCAAGCTGCAGCGCATTAGAGATAAGGCGCGGCATGGCCTAGAACTGGCCAATACCGATGAGGAGCGCAGAGAGTTGGCTGCAAGCATTGCCACCATGCAGGAACAGATTGACAGCAACTTTGCCGCGCTCAAGTATTTCAAAGAGAACGGAACGTTGCCTGAGGTTAATGATGAGAAGGGGGGAGAATCCGAATTGTCTTTATCTGAAGCAAAAGACGAATTGCGCAATGCACGGAGCCGAAGAAGCAAGGCAAAGTCTGGGTTGAAGAATGCCAAGACTAAATCGACCAAGGAGAAGTATGAAGGGAAATTGGCAGAAGCAGAATCGGATGTTTTAAAATTCGAAAACCTTGTAGCGAAGCTGGAGCAGGATGAGTCTCTTTCAAACCAAACAGACTAGTTCTGAGAAGACCGCCCCAAGTCTTTTACAGCCAGTACCAGCAGAACACACGGTATTAGGTAGGAAAACAGATGTGCTCTCTTTTCTCGATAACCTCGAGAAAGGGGAGTGCATTCATTTTGTAACCTCGGGTAAATGGAGTAGCCATGAAATGCTCAATGCCATTCTTCGCAAAACAGGTGCAGCTGCTGTTCGCATAAGCACCTACAGCATGACCGAAGACCCCGTGCGTTATCTGGTCAATTCCATCGGAACCGGTATGATCACCAACCTTAAGGTGATTACCGATAAGCGTTTCAAAGGTCAGCAAGCAGCCGCCCATCAGTTGGCATCAGCCAATTTCGGTGTAACGCTAACGGATGTGCATGCCAAGGTGATGGTGATTAAAAACGAAGAGTGGAATGTAGTAGTAATGGGCAGCGCCAATTTTACCCGAAACAAGCGTAGAGAAACTGGCATTGTAATAGAAAGCCCGATTGCTGCGCAATTCCACTGGAACTGGATAAACGACCTATGCAATGACTGAGGAACAGCTACAACAACTGGAAGACCTTGGAGCTGCTTTCACTTCTATTGAAGATGCAGCCATTATTCTACAGGTTGACCCAGGCGAATTAGGCATGCAGATATTCGATAAGCACACACCGCAGCATCAAGCCTACCACAGGGGCCGTTTGCTAAGTGAATTCGAAACACGGCAATCGATTGTGAATATGGCTAAGCAAGGAAGTTCTCCAGCGCAAGTAATGGCCATGAAGTTGATCAAGGATTTAAAGATGGATGATGCCTGAAACCAAGAAGAAACCGACAGACGTTGACAAGCTACTGAAGTACATCAACGCCAGCGAAAAGGCAAAAGAGCCTTTTGAGTTGGATGAACGCGAGCGCGAGAAGTTCGCCATGATGAGCTTTGCACACAATCAGCGCAAGAAAGGATATCCGCGCAAAGAGGTGGTTGACCAACTCATGACCGAGTACGAACTGAAGTATCTCAATCAGGCATACACGATTATCCGGGAATCTGAATTGGTGATGGGTGCTGTTTCTTCCAGCAGCAAAGACTACGCCCGTGTGTTGGCAGAAGATTGGATTCTACAAGGAATACGAATGAGCTTGGCAGGTAAGGACCTGCGCCATTTCCAACTGTTCGTTTCCAGATACATGAAGCTGCATGGATTGGAAGACCTAGAAGCAATGAGCATTCCTGCAGATGCTTTGGAGAAACGGCATAATGTCAATTTGTTTGCTAATCCTAAAGATGCTGGTGTCACACTGATGTCGAAAGATGAAGTATTGGAGGCACTGGCAGAGCTTACTAAGAAGCCAGCGCCCAGAGTAGTTCACATTCCACCAGAAGAAGATGCCTGAAACATCAGAAAAAAAATGGATAAGCCCAATGCAGATGTTGGTTGGTGTTTGCCAGGCAAAAACAACAGTTGTCATTCTTCCAAGGGGAGGTGGTAAATCATCGATGATTGTACCTATTTGGTACATACATCGAGTAAAAGCGATGCCTGGAGGGGCTTCAGGTATAATTGGTCAATCCTACAAACAACTTCTCAGCAGAACAATTCCGCCATTTTTGAGTGCTCTTCGCAAATGGGGACTTGTAGAAGGGGTTGATTTTGTCAGAGGCAAAAGACCCCCTTCATTTTGGGAAGCCGAACCACTTGTCAAACCTGAAGTATATGATGACACCATTTGTTGGAGTAACGGCCATATCAGTTATCTCATAAGCCAAGATAGAGCTGGTTCTCCCAACTCACTGTCATTGCAGTTTCATTTGATAGATGAAGCAAGGTTGATTAACAAGAAACGATACGATGTCGATGCAGCGCCCACATTACGTGGAGAAAAAGAGCTGTTCGGGCATCTACCGGAATATCTCAGCAAGCTCTATGTAACTGACCATCCTACTTCAGCATCATCAAGATGGATATACGAATTTGAACAATACCATGACCAAAAGAAGGTTAACACCATCGTGAACCTTTACCATTGGATGCAGGAGACTGAGAAAGAAATTGAGGAAGCCCCTAATAAAACAGTGCGTGAGCAGCTAAGGCGTACTTATAATAATCTCAAATCATCTTATGACGAACTTCGTTCTAACACCACTTTGTTTGTCGAAGGTCAAATTGAAGACACCATTCAGGTATTAGGAAGAGATGCAGTTATGGGCATGAAAGAAGCAATGGATCCGAATGACTTTAGAACAGCTGTTCTTGGACATCGAGCCACTCGCGTTCTAGGAACATTCTATCCTGACCTGGATGAAGATGTTCACGTTTACCCATCTAAATACAATTACAAATACCTTGAAACTTTAAAGACTACTGATTGGCTCGATGCTGATTGTCGTCAGGATACTGATATCAACCCTAAACTACCATTACGAATAGGGAGTGATCATGGCAGCAGATACAATGGTTTTACAGTTGGTCAGTATGATGGCAGTATATTGAAGGTCATCAATAACATGTGGGTTCTGAATCCTGAAACCACTAAAAACTTGGTCAAGAACTTCCATGATTACTACAAGCCGTTGCAGGAACAGGGAACCGAAATCATGTTTTACTATGATCACACGCATAAGGCTGAGTCAGGAAAAGCAAACAACATAACTTTCGTTGATGAGGTTGTAGATACACTACGCGAAATAGGTTGGACTGTTCGAGTAATCTACCTAGGTCATACCCCGTCACCAACAGACCGCTTCAATCTCTGGGCAAACAGTCTATCTGGTAAACATGGATACCCTCGTGTTAAGTTTAATCAACACAATACTGATGTGCTAAGAAGGTCAATGCATGACACAATTGCAGTAGCAGGTATCAAAGAAAATACTATTAGAAAAGACAAAAGATGCGAGAGGGATGATAATCTATCTCAAGAATTCGCCACACATGGCGGAGATGCTACAGACATTCTACTCTGGGGTGTTGCTAATCCAAACGATACGCAGCAAGAAGAAACCATTGGTCTAACTCCAATGGTATCCAGTAGATGATCAACGTTATCAGGTAGGTCACTACCCTCGTACACTTCGGGTAAAGACCTAACATTCAACTCTTGTATGATGCATCCATGCTATGCACCAATGCATCACCTTTCTTACTCATTATCTCAATGTACTTCGTCAGGCTACGTACCCATTGTTCTAATGAGCAAGTAACGTTAGTCTTGATAGGTGCATGCAGGCAAGCCAGCACGCGTCACTAAAGGGGCCGTTTTCAAATCTCACCGATATATCCTGTTTCACTGGCGGCAATTGCTGCGAAATCACAGCGCGTGTCGGGCTCCCCTTTCCCAGATCGGAAGAGCA